CCGACATCTAAGATAGGGATACCCTTGGCATTGGCACGCGAACCGTTAGTTTGTCTCCATGTGCTGTGGTAGACACACTAACGTTAAATTCATCGGCCAATAGAGATGTGAACTGTGATAGGATGACTGTGCGATAATTGGGATCCTCTGACATGATCGTATCAACCTCACTACTCATAAGCGAGATCATCATGATCAATCTGTCAACAGCAACCGACTTCAAGTGGTCTTCCAGGCCTGCATATTCATCTACCTCAGCTAGATCGTTATACAAACCGATCTTATTTATATGAGGTACAATACCTTTAATTTCCTCAGCGTTAAATCCAATATATTTTAAGAGTGCAACGTGATGCGAGGCAGACGTTCTCTTTAGAGCACCAATTACGTCTTCAGCATGTATGTCAGACCTGAACTTGTTGGGTGAAAAGCGGGCCGTTAAATCACGAATGGTAATCTGCGACCTCGATCCCTGCATACCACAAAGGCTTAGAATGAGTGATAACTGCTTCGGTTGGCTCCAGGCTGGATGCCATCGATATGGAAACACCATCGCGCTTGGAATTCCGGGACCTATGAACTTAAATTCTGCGGCTCCAACTTCAATTCTATATTTTCCATCAAACACGAAAGACATATTATATCTATCAACTTTCACTCCTTCATCAGACGTAGGCTCTATAATGTCCGCACCAGCGGGAGCCATCCCGCGTGTTTTTGCAATGTAACCCGCTTCAATCATGGCTTTTTCATAGAACCACTTATTTAAATGCTTATCCATTGTTGTGGAACCAACCGCTACTTCAGCGGCACCACGAACCCAACGACTATATCCAAGCTTACTTACGTTTCCATCACTCAAACGGTTCTTGTCAACAGTACGGTATGATTCGAGGCGTTTCTTTTCAAGTAAAGCACTACGAGAACCCTTGAGGAGATCTGACACCGTACTTTCACCTGAGACACCTCCAATCGTTACCTTAACTTTAGCATCATCATCACTCAGAAGACGTCTGCCAACGTGTTCAGGTCGATCCTGAACTGGACGCGCTGTGATCACTTCGTTGCCTGCATACATTTCAGGCCAATTCAATGACAGCCACAGTCGTGAGTTAGGGTTTGGAAAACCAATGAGTATACGGTTGACAAATCCACCTGGCGCGGCCATTGTCGGGAACGTCGCAAATGACTGTCTGCCAAATACTTTTCCACGTGATCCTTGGATTACAGTACTAAGAATTAACATGTTAGCAAGTTCGACATTGCCACCACGAGCGGCGAGCGTAGTATATTTATCGATTAGTGAACCAATATCGCCGATGTTAATACGCATGTGATTCTCATGATCGATAGCCATACGACGTTGAATCCGTTGACCCCAGATTGTGTATACCTGAAGAAAATGTACTCCACGACCCGTCCAAGAACCTTCGAGTGTATCAAAAATTTGGCCAGCTTCAAGTGCGATTGATTCACGTTCGCGTACAATATCGACTATCTTACGATCCGAAGGCACAGATAATGTCGCATAAGCGTCATCACCCCATAAGGAGTCCTTTTGCGGTATTTTCATGCGTGCGACGATCATATCCTGGATGGCTGCAGATGTTACAGTGTTCTTTTCTGCAGTGATGAGCGCTCCAGATGGATCGGTGTCTACAGCCATTACTGCGGTTTGGTCAGAATCGATATTCATTTCGAAGTAATTCGTGTTCCATCCCTCGAGCATGTGAGCGAGTAATTCCATGTAGGTATAACCGGTCCACTCAGCGTAATCACTATCCATTGCACCATGATTGCGGATCGCGTTGATGGCGACATTGCGCCCTCGAGTACCTTCATGCTGATCCAACTTACTCGCGTCATCAGCGATTGATACCATTTGCGCATTATTCAGCAATGCAATTGAATCGTTAACTTCTTCAAGTATATCAGATCCTTTTGTCCCGGTTCTGTTAGCGAGTACATACCGGCGTTGACCTTTCATGTACGTTTTCATAGCAGTATACAGAGGGTGCAGTAGAGATTGCATTGGTAGCGGAATGTTGTAAATGATACGCAAGATACGTGCTGGTACAGATCTGATACCAGTCGGTAACGGAACTGACTCGGAGGACTGATGCTTCATGATCTCAGGTGTTAATAATGTATGTGCAGCCAACGCAATTGTTACATTTTTACGATTAGATGACATGACAAAATCTGCTTCATCTGCAGCATTTACACCACCAAGCGCGGCCTGCCGTTTCATTTTCATTCGGCATCGGTCTGCACCACCTGATTTTGAGTTGGATAGTAATCTTAACTCATTGAGTGCTCTCTCACGTGATGGAATGTCAATTAGATCAAGGATGTTTTCCCAATGTAGCTGCTCAAACGCTGAGACCGGTTGCTCTGCATCAGAGTCGATCCCTTCCATCGCTACACGCTTCATTTTTGACATGTATCCATCAACCTGAAGTGTACCCAAACATGAACGTGTGTAGCCTTCGCCATGTCCTGGATTGGTGAGGTGTGTCATTACGTCCAATACCGCTGAGTTGTTAGCCTCGACTGGTAGACTCTTGTATTCATCATATACAAATCGGAGACT